TGTAGGAGCCGTCGATCATCCACCAGTCATTCACGTCGGTCAGACGAATCCAGCCTCCCGGCATCAGCGAGGACATGACACCCTGAAGGGCGTTGATGTTGTTGTTCGCGGTGTCGAGCTTGCCGGTCGAGCGGATGATCTCCTCCGCCGGCTCCCAGAGATCAATCGGATACAGCAGGGCCGTGCAGTCGATCTCGAAGGGATGCCCCCGGTCATCCCGGAACTTCCGGGCGAGGACGCGCGCGGCCGAGACGCTGACCGCGGTGAGCGAGGCCGTGCCGAAGTTGTCGAACCCGGTGGTCGTGGAGACGCCGGGGGCCCGGGTCGTGTGGGCGTTCGCGCAGAGCGCGGAGCCGTCGCCGCCCGTCTGCCAGGTCGTGTCGTTCGAGAAGGCGTTGAGAAAGGTCTGGGCGGCCCACTTCTGCCGGGTACGGGCGTACGCGTTGCCCAGCCCGGTCGGCTTGGCGTCCATGATGCTGTAGAGTTCGTCCTCGGCCAGCGTGTGCTCGACCGAGAAGCCCTTGGCGTACTGCACGTGCGTCAGGGTGGTGTCATACCCCTCGTACACGTCGTCGTACTTGACCGAGCCGGTGAAGGTCTCAAAGTCGCCGAAGGTGCCCACCTGCGAGAAGCGGGTGGTGTCCTTCTGCGGGCCGAGATCGCCGTCCATGTTGTAGAACTTCGCGACGGCATCCGGGATCTGCTTGTAGGCGTCATTGTAGATGCGCTTGAAGCGCGAATCGAGGAGGTCTGGAAAACTGCCGGACGCTGCGGGCATTTATGACTCCTTCATGTCCCCTGCGTCAGGATGTGGCTGACGAGGTTGGCGTAGACGTAGCTCTTCTGCCGGGCGTTGGCCTGGCTGGAAATGTCGAACTCGAGCGCGAGCGGTCGGAAGTCCGCTCCGGTGCCGACGGCCACGTCCTGTTCGGCGTTGGCCAGCGTGCGCGAGGTGTTCACGTTGTCGCCCGCGACGTCGTTCGGCGTCCAGGGGACGGTAATGAAGACGTCGTTGACGGCGATGTCGTTCAGGAAGGGCACGGTGACCGTGGCCGTGGTGGCGGCGACCGACGTGATCTTGCGCGTCTGGCCGAGGTTGGCCCCGCCGACGCACACGATCGTCCCCTCGTCCATCGAGGGGGAGTTGGGGGCCACGTCTCCGGTGGTGATGGTCACGACGGTCCCCCCCGTGTCGACGACGGAGTTGGTCGTGATCGAGAGCTGCGCGTCCAGTTCGTCGCCCACCATCAACATCCGGTAGACGGCGTAGGGATTGGTGATGACCTGCACGGTGCCTTCGACGGCGCCCTGCGTGGTCGAGTAGGTGCCGGTGTCGATCGTCACGCCGACCTGCGAGGCGACCGTGGTGCGGAGACCAACCACGATGCCGGCGAGGCCGTCCGTGATGACTGTGGCGAGGATGCCGGCGGTGGCGAAGGTCGCCGAAATCTTCATGTCGCGCAGGATCATCTGTCCGCCGATTTCGTCCCATGCGTAGTTCATCGAGGATCTTTCTGCCGGGGACTCTGAGGCTTCCCGGCTGGCCTAACGTCCATGACGCGCCCAGCGGCCTTTGCCCGGACTCCGGCGCACGTCGCCCACCGCGTCGTGGAAGGATTGGTGGATGTAGGCCGCGGCCCGCGTGCTGTGCTGGCCGCAGTCCTGACAGAACGCGTTGATCGTCGTGCGGCGATACAGCTCGTATCCAGCACGACGAGGGTTGAAGCGATGCACGCAGAAGTCGCAGAGGACAACACACTTTTGCAGCCCGATCTTGTCCGCGATCCATCCCCCGGCCGTGCGTCCGCTGGGCCGCCCGTGGCCATGAATCGTGAAGGCCGCAGCGCGCCGGACGGCGGTGTCGGGTTGCGGAACGTAGATAGTCAGGCTCATCCGAACTTGCGCTTCCAGCGGTCGAGGTCGACGTACTTGAGTTCTTCCTTCTTCTGCTCGTCCGTGTACCGAAGGTGGTTCCAGTGGTCCATGAGCGGCTTCGGCACGTCTTTGAAGGGATCGGGCTTCCCCGGTGGCGTGCGACTGCCACCGCCCCGGGTCTCGATCGCGGTGTCGGCGTGGTCCCGGGCGTAGTCCCGGGTCTTCAAGGCATCGGCCAGCCTGTCGAGCGAGCCGAAGGTCTGACGAAGGGCCTGACGCTGCACCCGGGGGTCGCGGATATCCGCCCCCAGGTCTTCAGCAATCTCGGCGGCGGCGCGAGAGGCGCGCAAGAATTCCCTGGACGTCGAATCGTTGAGGGCGGGGACCCGATCGAGGTACTGATTCACCTCGGCCGTGGCCGAGGCGCGCTTCTGGCGGAGGTCAGCCTCGACCCCCACTTGCTGACGCATCTGTTCGGCCCGCTGCCACGCCAGTTGATCGGACGCTTGCGCGGAAGTGATCCGCCCGGCGTCGACCGCCGCTTGCAGCTGTTCAGTGGAATAGAACGTCGGGGTCTGAGCGGGCTTGTCTTTCGGTGGTTCCTGCTGGCGGGCGACCTGAGCGCGGAGGGCGGCAGCCTCCGCCTTGTACTCGTTCTTTTCGCGGACGACGTCCTCAAAGCGGACCCCTCCGGGTTCAAGGGGATGCGTCCGCCCCTCCGTCGCTACGACGGGTTCGGTGACTCCCTCTTCGGTCGTCGTCTCTGTCTCGTTCGCTGTCTCGTCCGCCATGTCGGTTCCTCGTCTTCGATCCGCCCAGTTAGGCGCCGGCACCGCGCATAGATCCGAGCCTTTCCTCGATGTCAGGCTGCGTCGGCCAGCCGTGAGCGACCGTGCGGGGTCCCCGGACAAAGAAAAAGCCCCCGGGGTGTGAAACCCGGGGGCTCGTGGTGTCGAGGTGACCCGCTTCCGTGACACTGTGCGTTACATGGTGAGTTGCTTCCTCATGAGGAGTGCGAAGTTGTGATTCAGGTCGGCTGCCGTCAGGACGTCACGGGGAGTGAAAACTTTCAGGGTCGGGATCGCCGGCCGCCCGTACACCGGAGGCGGCGCGATCACGCCTGCGACCGCAGCCGCAGGAGCCAGAGCGGCTGTGGCCGCTCCCACTCCGAGCATACGAAAGAACCCGCGCCGGTTCATGACCAGAATCCTAGCACATTACTTCTGGGCGACAAAAGCGGTCGTGTACGTGTGCGGAAGATCTCCAGAACTCACCTCCCAGTGTTCCTTGAAATCGCAGGACTTGATCCGGCCCCCGATGACGTGCAGCACGATGTCACCCGAGTGCCCGGCGCCTAACCACGCCCGGATCGTGACGTCCAGTTCGGCCGCCGTCACTTTCACGTAGGTTCGCGCCCCGCCTTGACCACCTCCGGCAGGACATCGAGCGCGATCTCCAGCGCCTTGAGCCAGCCCGAACAGCAGGCGATGTCCTCCCGGAGCCGGTGCACTTCCTCGGCGGTGACCCCGCGGCCGTGGGCGAGCCGGTACTCAGCACTCTTCGACTCCTGCTCGACCCGGGTCCGGTGCTTGGAGAGCACGTCCTGGAGGATCGCAAACCCGGGGTGGTTCAGGGCTTGTTCGGCCCGGGTCGCCGCCGCCTTCTGCTCGTTGGTGACGACCGGGCGGGGTCCTCGGAGGTGCTCATTCGTGTACTTCTGCCAGTCTTCGCTCGTGATGGTCACGCGACCCTCCTCATCAGCAGTACCCCGACCATGAGCACCACCGTCGCCAAGGTCGCCACCCGTGTCGGGAAGTTGGCAAGACAGGACACCCCCAGGGCGACCACCGATCCGGTCACGGGGTCGGCCGGCGCGAGCGCCCCCCCGTAGCGGTAGAGCCACCAGCCGAGGACGAGCACGATCACGAGCCCGTTCTCGTAGAAAGCTTCAAGGTAGTCGTTGTGGGCCTCGTTGTAGACCTCCCCGGTCTGGACTCCCTCAGAACGAACCCACGTCCGGGCCTGCTGTTGGAACGCCCCGTGGCCGGCTCCGTGGAGGACCTGACGCCACGACTGAACGCTTTTCCGGGCAGTGACCTCCCAGATGCGTCTGCGGGCGAACACGGAGTCTCCAAGGTGGCGGAACTTCCAGCCTCCCGGCTGGTTGCCGATCTTCAGCATCCGGTAGCCCAAGGCCCCGACAATGGCAGGCAGCATCCAGAGCCACGCTGACGGCACGACCCAGAGAAGGCCGGCGCTCGTTGCCATTGTGGCCACGCTGGAGCGGCTGAGGAAGACGCCGGATGAATAGAAAACGGCCAGCCAGACCCCGTAGTCGGTCAGGAACCCGAGCGGGATCAGGAGGGCCAGATAGATGCCGAGCCCCGTCCGGTGACCGAAGGTCCCGTGGATGTTCGTGCCGTCGAAGAAGACCGGCGCCTTGAAATATTGCGCGATCCCGAGGCCCGTCTGGGCGACCCCGAAGACGAGGAGGGCCGTCAGCCACGCATCGAGCGCCCATTGGGGGGCCTGCAGACCAAGAAAGACCCCCATCGCCACGAAGGGCCAGAGAAGCCCCCCGGAGATGCGAGGCCAGCCCTTGAACCACCACCAGACGCATCCTGACGCCGCGAGGACGCCGAGGCCCGGGTCGACCCAGCCGGCGAAGAGGGTGCCAGTCACCATCCGGTAGAGGTCGGAGGGCACGTCCCGGGTCGAGAATCCGTACCCTCGAAAGAACCACGCCAGCCCGTAGGCAGTGATTGGCAAAAAGACCATGGCGAGGAGCCAAAGGAGGGTCACGACAGGAGCCAGTTTATGAAGAGCGCCGCGCCGGCTAGCACACAAAGACCCGCAATCCATACGACCCCGGAGAGATCGCCGGCCATGTCCAGGTAATGAGCGCTGATGTCCACATCCTCGAGCGGAGGGGGATGGGCCCCGCAGACTGGACACGACCACACCACCCCGCCAATGCAAGGGCCGCACAGAGCGCAGTCGCACCACCGGAGCCGGTGAATCTTCTCCAGTGGACCGTGGCAGAAGGCGCAGGGCGAACCGACTCCAGTCATGGTCAAGATAATGCGCGGGGGTGGGAGGGTCACTTCGAGGTCTCACGCTCCTCACGGTCCCGAGACCGGAACCCGACCACACGAGAGAGCGGCCGGTTCTTCGCGTCGTAAAGGACAGGCCGGCGGGGCTCATCCACGATCACGTCCCTGCCCTGCTCGGAACCGCTCTGGCTCACCCCGTCGCCCCCGCCAAGCGATTCGCGCATAGCGAGCGATGTAGAACGAAAGCCTCGATAGGTCGGTCATCGCCGCACCCCGGACACCGCTTATAAGTTCTGAGTAGCACCTGCCAACTCATCACTGCTCGGAGCCTCAGTCTGCATTCCGGGAAGTTCGCCGGCCGATGGCTGACTTCCTTGACCTCCCCCGGAATTCCCGAGGGTGTTGGAGAACTCGCCCGCTGCCGCGGCAAGTTGCTGGGCCTGCATGGCCTGCTGAATGCGCATGTTCAGTTGCGCGATGTATGCCTGCGCGAGCCCCGTTTGAAGGGCGGGGAGTTCTACTTGATCGGCCGCGGCCTTCTGCTCCATGTCCGCCATGAGCTGCTGAAACTTCGCGAGGTGTTCAGCCGGATCTTCCAGCGGAGTCCCGACTGGAGGATGGCCTTCCATGATGGCGAGGGCGGCATCTTCGGCCGTGATCTTCGGACCGGACACCACCCCCGGCGGCTTCTTGATGTACCGCGTCGGGTCAAGCGCCGTTGCCTTAATTAAGTCGGCCTGCCAGTTGTAGTACTGCTCGGGACCGACCGTCCCCACCTGGAACGACAGCGGGTTGAACACCGCCATACCGATCGCCTGCAAGGCTTGCTGCACCAGTCCCTTGTTCGTGTTGAGGAGCGTCGGCTGCCAGTCCCACGCGATCGGGACGGCGATGTCGAGTGGGTCCCTGATTTCCCGGTACGGGTCCTCGTGCTCTTCGAGTTGGCCCGTGGCGAGGTACTGTTTACGCTTCTTCAGAAAGCGGCCATTCAGGAGATGGAACTGCTCCCACATCTGCCGGAAGCCCATGAACAGCCGGCGCAGCACCTGCTCTGGCATGGCCGCGCCCTGCTGGAGAATAGCCATCGTCGTCCCGAGCGTCCTGAGCGCCGAGGCTTTACCTTCGGGCACTTGGCCCCTCTGGATCGGCCCGATCTGAGTCACGTCATCCATGAACTGCTTGGCGAGACCCACCATGTTGAACCCGAACGTCTGATCGGCGTGGGGCAGGGTCGGGAAGTGGACGTCCTGCATCGGGTTGTCGATCGGATAGAGATCCCCCGGCCAGAGATGGATCGTTTCCGGCTTCATCCCGCTGGAGGCCCGGTAGAACCCAAAAGGACGGTTGGCCAGATCGCCGTTGTCCGTCATCTGGTTCAGCATCACGTGCAGGAAGTCATGCAGTCCTTCCATCACCTCGAGCAGCGAGATGCCGTAGATTTGCCCTTCCACGGGGATGTAGCACGTGTGCGACAGAGGGCGCTTGGGGGGCATTCCGGGATAGAGCTCCGTCAGGTGCTTGGCCCGGATCAGAACCTCCGCTTCCTTGATGACCCAGAAGATGACTTCTTCCTGCAACGCGTCGTCATCGACGTCCCAGCCCCCGAACCACTGAATCAGGGTCAGCCATTGCCGATCGTAGTCGTGGGGCCCGCCGGGGCTGATCCCCGCCGCGTCGTCCTTCTGCTGCTTCGGGGCGTCGTCGGTGTCTCCCCCGTCGGTCGGCACCCGGCCCCCGGCCGCGGCGTCGAGCTTCTTCCAGTCCTCGGGAGAGATCAGATCGTAGATGCCGTCCTTCTCGCCTCTGCGCAGCTCGTCGAGGGTGATCCGGCTCATGCGGGCGACCCACGGCGCGCCCTTCGGGTTCTGCGGGCTCACCGGCTGCGGATTCTCGCAGCGCACAGGAACGACCACGTCCTCGAGATCGTCCACGATCGCCACGGGACCGTCGAACACGACGGCGTCCCAGACGGCCATCAGCTCCAGCCGGGCCTCGTCCTTGTCCCACACGGTGAAATCGACGTCCGTCGTCTGCCCGTCCTCATTGAGGAACGTCCCCGCCCAGTGCGTCCCCGTCTCGTTCCGGGCGACGAGTTCGGTCACCTGGGGAAACAACGCCTGAATCTGCTCGGCCATGAACTCGATGAGCGGCCGGTCGTCGTGCTGGAGCACCCGCACGTCCGTCAGGCGGGACGAATACTTGACCCACGGCTGAAAGCTGAACACACAGGGGTCCTTGCAGAACTGCGCGATGTACTTCTGCACGAATTGCTCGCCGTCCGCTTCGACGAACAACTGATGGTCGATCAACCCGTTGGCCGCTTCCGCCGCCTCCCGGAGATCGCGGCGCACCTTCGGCTCCATCATGGGCCGGATGCCCATGACGGCGTTGAAAAGGCCGGCTTCGACGCGGAGTTCGTTCGCCATCATGGCGGGGTAGTGATGATTTGAACACCCCTCCCACGGCGGCGATTCCCGCTGGGTCCAGCCACGGAATTTCGCGTACCGCTCCATCCGTTTGTCAAGCCACGTTTGCCGCGCGCCCATCGTGTCGTCGACCCGTTCAATGACGCCCTGCACGACGTCCGCGGCGTCGATCGTCATCCGGCGCTTGCGAAGTTTCGGGCCGTCGGACTTTTTCTCCTCCGGTGTCTCGTCCGGGGCCGCGAGGTTCAAGGGGTTCGCGTAGTCGTCAGCCATGCGCCGCTTCCCTGACGTACACGGCCCCGCCGCACTGCGGACAGCGCTCGGCGATGTGAAGGACCGCGCACCCGGGCTTGCTATCGGGGCACGACACCATGGTGTCGACGAACTTCCTGTCACAGCGAACGCACATCTTAGCCAAGGATCAGGCCCTCCAGCGGGCGCGCACGCCGCGGCAGGTCTTGAGGCACGAAGAGCAGGGGGACGCGCTCACGGATCGCCGTGATCTCCTGATCCAACAGCCGGTTGAACTTCTCCTCCGTCACCAGACAGGCGGCAAGAAACTGCTGATAGAGGGCGCGGCAATCCTCGCAGTAACGCGCCTGGTTGCCCTCGGCGGCGGCGAGCCTGACCGCTTCCGCCTCGACGGATTGCCGGCAGCCGTCGCAGGGAATCATCGGAACACCCTCAGCATCGTGTCACCGCAGCAGACGGGCGTCCGTGCTGGAATGAACGGGGGCGAGCCGTTGACCGGCTCCAGCCCCGTGAAGTAGTGGCCCGGCCCGCCGGGGGGTTTGAACTCGTGGAGGATCACGCGGTAGGCCCGGCCTCCGCATCGCCGACACGTCAGCCACGCATCGTGAACGTGCCGCCCGGAACAGTGCGCGGGGCAGGACGGGCCCTCAGGCGGCAGAGGCATGACCCGCGGCACCGTCCCGGGTAGCACGAGGCGCGGCTTCGTGGCGAAGATCTCGGCCCAGCGTTCGTCGCTCACCGGAGGCGCTTCTTCTGCTTTCGCAGCTTGACGATGCGCCGCCGCAGGCGCCGGAAGGGATAGCGCGTGACGGCTTCTACCCCGTCCTTCCAGCTTCCGCCGAGGCGTTCGTACTGCACGACGAACCAGCAAAGGAACGCTGTCCGCATCCCGAGCAATTCCGCCTGACGCTTGATGCGACGCTTGGAGTTCCAATGCACGACGGCCACGCCGGCCGCCGTCAGTCCGGGCGTCGTAGTGTACTGACCGCACACGACGCAGCCGTACTTCCCCCGCTGAAGTTTCGCCTTGAACTTCGGCCTGAGACCGTGCTGCACCTCGGTCGCCATTATCCCGTTTTTCCTGTGTCGGAACACGCTCTCTAATCCGCCACCGTAATGAAGTGACACAAGCACGAACAGTCACCCGCCGGCGGCGAGCGCCGGCACAGGTAGACGTCGTCCTTGGCCGAGCATCCGAGGACGCAATCGTTCCGGGTGAGCGCCTCACAGATCCAGCAGCTCCACGGCGCTTGACCAGCCATTCCGTGGATCAGGCAGGCCATCAGGTTCATCCCGTTCTCCTATGTCGGAACGCGAGCCCCCGCGTGTAGCCCTGAAACGAGGGGCGATCCAACACGAAGTAGCGCACCAGATCGGGGAAGTCCTTGTGGCGGTCGCGCACCTTTTCTTTCGGTTCCCGGTCGCCCCCTCGAATCCACTCGTCCCACGTCCAGTGCGTCATACCGTAGATCATACGCGGGCAGGTGTTGAAGATGCTGAGGCGCGGGCGCCGTGTCCTCGGATCGGGGCGCAGGAATTCCTGCACCTGCGAGATGCCCGCGTTGATTTCGTCGTTCGCCAGATCGCAGCGGAGCCCTTCTGCGTCGTATTCCTTGCGGATCGTCCAGCCCCGCTGCATCCGGTCGTTCGTCTCGGTGGCGATGTTCGGGTCCATGAGTCGCTTCACAGGACGTATCCGGTGCTGCTCCTCGAAGGAGCGGATGGCGTTCACCACGTCCTTGGCCGTCCCCTGCGCTTCGAGTTCCCCGACGAGATAACAATCGTCCGACGGGGCGACCGCGAACCAGCCAATGGCGTCCGCTTTCCTCGGGTGCGGGTCGATCACCATGACCACGGGCCACCCCGGGGGAATCGGGAACGGCTCGACGACGTGAGTGAATGTCCCGAT